TGTACTTCATCAAGAACTATGTGAAGATTGTGTCACTCGACAAGGGCTTGGTGCCTTTCGAGCCGTATGACTTTCAAGAGGAAATGATTAAAATCATTCACGAAAACCGTTTCGTGATCGGCAAACTGCCCCGTCAGACCGGCAAGTCCACCACAATCATTTCGTATCTGCTCCACTATGTGCTGTTCAATCAAAGCATGAGCGTGGCTATCTTGGCTAACAAACTAAACACCGCCCGTGAACTGCTGGGTCGCTTGAAACTAGCCTACGAGTACCTGCCCATGTGGTTGCAGCAGGGCGTGGTGGAGTGGAACAAGGGATCCATTGTATTGGAGAACGGCTCCAAAATTCTTGCGTCAGCCACATCATCGTCTGCGGTGCGTGGTGGATCGTTCAACTACATCTTCCTTGACGAGTTTGCGTATGTGCCGCAGAATGTGGCAGAAGAGTTTTTCTCGTCCGTGTATCCCACTATCACCAGCGGTCAAAGCACGAAAGTCACAATCATCTCTACACCCAAGGGCTTGAATATGTTCTACCGCTTTTGGGTGAACGCTAGCAAAAAGCCTGGCGAAGAAGGAAAAAACGAGTATGTACCGATTGAGGTGCATTGGAGCGATGTGCCTGGTCGTGATGAAGCGTGGAAAAAGCAAACCATCTCCAACACATCAGCGGAGCAGTTTCGCACCGAGTTTGAGTGTGAATTTCTTGGCTCCATGCACACACTTGTGCATCCTGAAAAAATTAAATGCATGGTGTACCGCACACCCGAATATTACAATGCAGAGGGGTTGCGCGTGTATCAACGCCCGATGCCTGACCACAAATATGTCACGGTGGTGGACACAGCACGGGGACAGGGGCTTGACTACCACGCATTCACTGTAGTGGATGTCACTGCTATTCCGTATCGGGTTGTGGCTACTTTCCGCAACAACGAGTTGCCGCCCATGTTGTACCCCAATGCCATCTATCCTATTCTGCGGCAGTACAACAATGCGTACTGTTTGGTGGAGGTAAACGACATTGGCGGTCAGGTAGCAGATATTCTGCACGATGATTTGGAGTACGACAATGTGGTGTATGTGTCCACACAGGGGCGCAAGGGGCAAGTGGTGAACGGCGGTTTCGGTGGCAGGGGCGGATCCATGAAGGGGGTAAAAACCTCTACGGCGGTGAAACGCATTGGCTGCTCCATTCTGAAGAATCTGATTGAAGACACCAAACTTATAGTGGAAGACTTTAATATAGTGGACGAGTTTTGCTCGTTTGTAGCCAAAGGCGATTCGTTTGAAGCAGAAGACAACCACCACGACGATCTGGTAATGACGCTCGTGCTGTTTGGTTGGCTCACCACCCAAGCCTATTTCAAGTCCATTACAGGCAGTGATATCCGTAAAGACTTGTACGAAGAGCAAATGAAAAATTTGGAAGAAGAAATGACCCCCTTTGGATTTGTGGATACAGGGGCTTCGGAAAATACTTTTACAGATGCCAGTGGCACATCTTGGAAAGTGAATGGGGGCGAAAACCTAGATATGGGGTGGACTTTCTGACCCGTTTGTGAATCTTTCAAAATAATACATACAAACAGAAGCACAGTCGCAAAGCATTGACTTCTTCACGAAGGAGAAACACAAATGGCATTTAGAGTAAGCCCTGGCGTAAGCATTAAAGAGATTGACCTGACCACCATTGTTCCTGCGATTGCCACCACTCCCGGCGGCTTTGCAGGTTACTTCCATTGGGGTCCCACCGATGAGATTGTCACGGTTACGGCTACAACCGAACTGGCTAACATCTTCGGCAAGCCGCAAAACGATAACTTCATCGACTTCTACACCCCTGCCAACTTCTTGTCTTACGGCAACAATATGCAGGTTGTGCGTGTGGTTGGTGCCACGGCTAACAACGCAAGCGTGACCGCTCTTGGCGTGTGCTATGCAGCATCGGCTGGAAATTTTATTATTAAGAACGAAACCGATTTCAATTCTAGCACCACGGTTACCACTGCATCAACACAATCAGCAAACAACTCCGCTTTGTTTGCTGCCAAGTATCCCGGCGCACTTGGGTCTTCTCTCAAAGTTGTTGTCACCAATGGATCAGGAACTACTGCCGCAATTCTTGCGGGAGCCGCTGTACAGGGTGCGACTTTCATCACTGTTTTGGTGGGAAATACTTTCGACAAGAAGTATTTTGCTGTTGGAGATCAAGTCACATTCAGTGACGGAACTTCGGTTACTGTTTCAGGAGTGCGTAGAATCACAAACGGACTCACTGCCGCACCTGTATATTCTGATTCCATCGCTCCAGTCTTCAAAGATTTCTATGGAGTAACCAGTGGGTATAACGCCGTTGCGGCACTCGTCCCTGCTGCCTCTGGTTTGAGCGCACACCATATCTATCTGGAACTTTCGGATCTTGTTCCAGTTACACAGAGTGTAGGAACAGCACTATCAATCAAGAGTGTGTACGCATACAAGGTTGGCTCCAATGCAGCAACCACTCCATACGCCGCTGATGCCGGTGGTACTGGCGATTTGGTGAATGTGCTTATTCTTGACAAAGACGGTACATGGACGGGAACACAGAACACGCTGATTGAGAAGTTTGAAGGACTATCCCGCGCAACCAATGCTCTCAAAAATGACGGCAGCAGCAACTACTACAAGACTGTCATCAATGATCAGTCTAATTATGTGTGGGCTTTGTCGGCTGATCTTGGCACTACTGCTTCCAATCTCGGGGCAGGATATACATCTTGGGCGGCTCCTGGTCTAACCACTGCTGTTGGTGCGGGTGTAAACTCTTACCAACTCACGGGTGGTGTAAGTTCTCTCCCAACTGATTCCCTCCGTTGGGCTAACGGTTGGAGCAAGTTTGCTGATGCAGATTTGGTGGATGTGTCTCTACTGCCAACAGGTAATGCTTCGGCAACGCTTGAGCAGTTGATCATCCAAAATGTCTGCGAAAAGCGTCTTGACTGCATGGCATTCGTGTCGTGTGCGTCAACCGATGTGGCAAACACCCTGCCGTACCAAGCCTTGAACAACCTCAAGACTTTCCGCGACACCACACTCAACATCAATTCGTCCTACGCAGTTCTTGACAGCGGTTGGAAGTATCAGTTGGACACTTACAACAACCTGCTTCGTCTTGTGCCGCTGAACGCGGACATTGCGGGTCTGGTTGCTCGTACCGAGTTCACCAACGAAGCGTGGTTCTCGCCAGCAGGCTTCAACCGTGGTCAACTCAACAATGTGGTCAAGTTGGCGTACAACCCCACACAGGAAGCCCATCGTGACGAGTTGTACACCCGTCAGATTAATCCTGTGGTGTCCTTCCCAGGAGAGGGAACCATTCTGTACGGCGACAAGACCATGCAGACTCGTCCGTCCGCGTTTGACCGCATCAATGTCCGTCGGTTGTTCATCATTCTTGAGAAGGCGATTGCCACCGCTTCGAAGTTCTTCCTGTTCGAGCAGAACGATGAGTTCACTCGCGTACAGTTCAAGAACCTCGTGGTTCCGTTCCTGAAGACCATTCAGGCACGCCGTGGTATCACCGACTTCAAGGTGGTGTGCGATGAAACCAACAACACAGGTGAAGTAATTGACCGCAACGAGTTCGTGGCTGACATCTTTGTCAAGCCAACCCGTAGCGTAAACTTCATCTCCCTGAACTTTGTTGCAACAAAGACAGGCGTAAACTTCAGCGAAGTCGGCGGTTAAGGTCTAAATAAGACTAAGGAGTAATCCATGCCAGTAGATCCATCAAATAACATTCAGGGTTTCGTAAACGCCTTCGCTGGCGGTGGTGTTCGCACTAATCTGTTCAAGGTCACGGGAAACATTCCCGGATATTCGAACAACCGCGCCATCTCGTTCTTGTGCAAGGCAGCACAGATTCCTGCGTCCTCGCTTGGAACCATTGAGGTTCCGTATCGTGGTCGCCGCATCAAACTGCCAGGAGATCGTACATTCCAAGACTGGACTATCACGATCATCTCTGATGCCAACATGAGCCTGCGTTCGTATTTCGAGGCTTGGAGCATGACATTCAATTCCCATGTCTCTAATGTGGCTCCGACAAACTTCATGCGTTTCATGCCTACATGGTCTGTAACGCAATTGAAGCGCGATGGCGAAGCACTCCGTACATACAACTTCATTGGGTGCTATCCAAGTGAAGTTGGTGCAATTGACCTTTCGTTTGAAAACAACGATCAGATTGCCGAATTCCCTGTCACCATTAACTTCTCATGGTGGGAAGCCGCTCCAGGTGGAGCAGTTCCTGCTACGGGTACTGGACAGGAGAACATTCAGTCCACGGTGCAGAGAACCGGAATCAATATCGGTCCCGGTTTCTGACGCTCCTTTTGACAGGATTCTTTATTCATGGCTATTAATCTATTTGGATTCACTATCTCTAAAAAAGAGACTTCTGTGGAGGAAACTCCCAAGAAGTCTCTTTCCTTTGTCGCACCCGAGCAGGATGACGGCTCAGTACCAATAGAGGTTGGTGGATACTTTGGAACAGTGGTTGACTTTGATGGCACCATCAAGTCCGACATTGAACTCATTCGCAAGTACCGCGACATGGCACTCCACCCTGAAGTGGAATCTGCCATTGCGGATATTTGCAATGAAGCCATTGTGTACGATGAAACTTTTAAAACCGTAAAGATTGACACTGCCAATCTGAAACAGTCCAAGTCCATCAAGGACAAGGTGGAAGCAGAGTTTGATGAAATTCTTGGGCTGCTAGATTTCTCGCGCCGCAGTTACGAGATTTTCCGTAAGTGGTACATCGACAGCCGCCTGTACTACCACATCATTATTGATGACAAGAACAAGAAGAAGGGTATTGTAGAACTGCGTCCTATTGATCCCACAAAGATCCGTAAGGTTCGCAAGATCAACAAGAAGCCTCTTGACAAGATGGCTCCTGCTAATGTCAAAGTGGTTACCTCGGTTGAAGAGTTCTATGTGTTCAACGAGCAGGAGCCAAACTCCACTGCCCTGTCGATGGAAGGGTTGAAGATTCAGCCAGACTCCATCTGCTTTGTTCACAGTGGACTGTTTGATGCGTACCACAAAAAGATCATTGGATATCTGCACAAGGCTATCAAGGCACTGAACCAACTCCGCATGATTGAAGACGCAGTGGTGATCTATCGCATCACCCGCGCTCCCGAGCGGCGCGTGTTCTATGTGGATGTAGGCAATCTGCCCAAGCAAAAGGCAGAAGAGTATGTGCGCGGACTCATGCAGCGGTATCGTAACAAACTCATGTACGATTCCAGCACGGGCGAAGTGCAAGACGCACGCAAGCACCTGTCCATGCTTGAGGACTTCTGGATGCCACGACGCGAAGGCGGTCGCGGCACAGAGATTCAGACGCTTGAGGGCGGGCAGAATCTTTCGGAAATGGAAGATGTCAAGTACTTCCAAAAGAAACTATTTCAGTCTCTGAATGTTCCAAGTTCGCGTCTTGAAGAAGGCACGGGCTTCAACTTGGGCAAGGCTTCCGAGATTAGCCGCGATGAAGTAAAGTTCTTCAAGTTCATTGAACGCCTACGCATGAAGTTCTCTGAACTGTTCCTTGAACTGCTGCGTGTGCAGTTGGTTCTCAAGGGCATTATCCGTGAGGACGAGTGGGCAGAAATCGAAGATCGTATTGGATTCCAATTTGCCAAGGACTCGCACTTCTCCGAACTCAAGGAAAGTGAAATACTCAAGGATCGTCTACAGTCCGCTCGTGACGCGGAAGACTTTGTTGGCAAGTACTACTCCCGTGAATGGGTTCGTAGAAAAATATTGCGTCAAACCGAAGACGACATAGAGCAAATAGATAAACAAATCACTATGGAAGAAAAGAGTGGTGTGCTGATGATGCCTGGACAGGAAGCAGGGGCTATGCCCACACAAGACGCTGCACC